CGTTACTTAAAATCTGTTGGACTAATATAATGATTCGTAAATTTATCAAATGGTTTGTCACACCTTCTCCTAAACCTATTATTGAAGATGTTGATTTATATGCTAAAATTGTAGAACTTGAGAATCGTATTGCTAATCTGGAAGAGGAAAACATTGAGACATCAAATTGTGTTTATGAACTTCAAAACTCTATAGAAGCAGTTGATACTCGTATAGATATTCTTAGCATTGAGGCATTTACAAAAAATGTATGAAAATTTATCACAATATGAAAGAGCACTTGCAAGGTTTGGTGATAAAGTTGGACTCATTGCGGGACTTGAAATCGCGGATAAAATATCACCAGAAGATGCTTATCAGCAAATCAAAGAACTTTACAAAGAACTTAAGAAACTCCGTAAGAAAGAAAGGAGAATTTGGGGAAATTCTGGAATCGGGACTACGAAAGTGCTTTAACTGTGGAGAGAAAAAACCACTTGACAGCGAGCACTTTCAGGTGGTAAAATACTTCAGAAGTGGGTTCTCCTACTACTGTCTTGAATGTTCTAAACCTAAACCAAGAGATTGATTATGGATTACAAAAAGTATTCGCTTGAAAATCTTGAGAAGTGGATTGAGGATGCGATCAATAGCAGCGATGCATCTCCGCAGGAAATTTATGATGTCATTAAAAATGTTGTAGCAGATAATTATTACTGCTATAAAAATCACACTGAAAGATGTTATGAACTTCTTGCACTACTGAATGGTAATGGTGGATTCAACCTATCTGAAGTTCTTAAAGAAAGAGAATACTATGAAGGATGGAATGGTAGTAATACTTCAGGTGAATCTAAACTAACTTGTGATAAAGATGATAAGTCTCCCGAGTGTCAAAAAGCGTGGAATGATTTCTGGGAAGAAAATTATTATCCTGAAGAACATTCCAAACACACTAAAAAAGTAGAAGATGTTATGTCTCCTTGGGGACATAGTGATATGGAAGCACTTCGCTATTCTGAAGAAGAACTGAACGCGATGTGTGACAAAGCAGCATCAGACTATGAAAAAGATAAGTGTCGTGAATATAATCTGCGTGAAGCAGAGTATTATGACAAGCAAACAAAACTTGATACAGAATATATCCAAGCAAAAATTCAATCTAACTCTCCGTATAATGATGGGTGGACAAACCAACATTATCAAGAAATTGTCGATAAGAACAAAGAAAAGGAGAATACTGAAAGGAAAGCATCTCTTTCTTATGATGAAATGGTTGCTGATGGTTGGGAAATGACTGCTGATGGATTTTGGGTTAAAGAACCAAAAAAAGATAAAGTTGTAAAGTGGCAACTTCCTGTTGAGGTTGATGGTATAAGTGGAGAATATTATATTCAGTTTCCTGATGACTTGATGGAAGCATCTGGTATTGGAGAAAATGATTTGGTCCAGTGGATTGATCGTGGTGATGGTAGTTTTGAATTGAGAAAAGTAACTAAATCTATTGGAATGGAGGAATGTTGAAATGGCACTGAGCGAATCAGTAGAGCAAAGTCTAAAAGAAGCAGAAGCAAATCTTAGAAATGCTTTGGCATATTCTGCAAGACAAGAAAAACCTTTTGTAAGTCGTGAGATTTCTGAAATGATTTGTCGGATTGATAGTCTAATCAAGACCGACCAACTTTTGGACAAACTTGAAGACAGATTCAAAGGTCTTGGTGACGATAAAGGTTCTTTCGGTACATTCTTTAGTTAAGAACTGTTAAAACACTCTAAAGAGAACATTAAGAAATGCCACATTTGTCTTAAATAGTGTTAGGATTTGAAGACAAAACACGGGAGCAAGGTTATGACCTATTCTGCACGAAAATATCAAAAACTTACTGATGACGAATGGAATGAAATGATTGCTCTCAAAAACGCAATCAATCAACAACCTTCTTCCGTGATTCCGGAGAAAATGGAGGCATTTACCGAATATCTGGTAAGAAGTCTAAGAGAACGGGGTGGTTGAAATAAATATTATCATCACGATACAAAAAAATGGACAACATAGACAAGCACATTCAAAGAGATGAAGATCTTTTGAGTGATCCTATGATCTCTCCTCAGGCAAGAAGGCATACTGAAGAAGAGTTGCAAGCACTCAAATCTTATAAACAAAATCATCCAAACGATGATCACGACCCAACATCTTTAGAACTTTTTTGTGATTCAAATCCTAATGCATTAGAATGTAGGATTTACGAAGATTAATTAAACTGGGCCCTTGAAACTGTAATTATAGTATAACCAAAATTTTATTATGTCTAAACCATCTTGGGATCAACTTCTTTCTGAATCAGTAAAGTCTTCCAAAAATGGTGTTTATTATATCAATGAATTTGTAAAGCAAAAAGCAGAAGAAAATATCTGCGGTTTCTATCAGTTTACAAAGAAGGATGAATATAATCAAAACTCATATAAGTGTGGACAAACTACAGTAGGTGCATTAAAGCGTATTGTAGAACAACGTGGTTCTGCAGTAACTGAAAACTTTTTGATTGTAGGTTGGATTCCTTCCAATCTTGCACTTATCGGAAAAAAAGATCAAAAGATTCTTCGAGAACTTCACAATCAAGAAAAATGTATTCTTCGAACTGTTCTTGATGAAGAATTAACTGCTGAAGAATGGGCCGTATTCAAAGATAATAATCCCGAAGAAGTTATTTGCGATTATCTGAGCAATATCGAGAACGGTCTTGATAAAAAAGATTTGTCGCTGACTATTTGGCAAATTGAAGCATTGGATCGTATTATCACTTTTTTGAATGAAGGCAAACAAAAGATTGTTGCTGAACTTGCTGCTAGGTTTGGTAAAACTTTAGCATATCTTTCACTTCTTAACTATATTGATGAGAAAGTAATGATTGTTGGATCATATTATCTAACAGCATTGAGTTCATTTAAGAAAGAAATTGCATTGTATAAAGACTTTGCAGACTTCAAACTTTTGAATTTGGATGACATCAACTTTCAAGAAAGTGTAAACTCATGCCTTCTGCAAGGCAAAAAGATTGTTGTTGTTGCATCTCTTTGTGGTGATAAAGAGAGAAATGAAACTGTGCGAAATCAAAATGCAGAGTTTGTCTCCAAATTAAACAGCAAGATTACTGTAATTGATGAGGCAGATTATGGTGCTCACACAGATAATTGTGCTCCTTTTGTAAACAAGATTGGTAAAGGATCTCCGATTATTCTTACTACAGGCACTAATAGTGAACGTGCTTCCGATAATCATAAAATTGATGCGGCTTTCAAGATAACTTATCTTGATATGCAAATGATGGCACTGTCAAATAAGATGGTTCTTAAGAATGATATTCTCAAGAATTGCAAGCGAGCAGTTGAATTTGAAAAAAACCTTGTAAAGGTGGAGTTCTATCGCTTTGATTGGAGTCAGTTTGTTCCTACTCTATCGGATAAAGATCCAAACTTTAATCCATCATTTTCCAAGTGTTCTGAGGATGTTAATAAGAATACTGCATTTTGGACTGGTCTTTATCAGACTATGATTGGTATCAATTCTGATATGGATTTGAATGATTATAGTCTCTTTAATTGCCTAAATGGAGATCCTGAATCAGTCCTTCAATTCGTCAATATGAGCAACGTTCAACTTAAAAAACTTGAAAAGATTGCTAGTTGTGTTTTAAATCAATTCTATGATGTTTATGCAATTTGTGGTGAGGATGTTGAAGGTAAAAATGCAGAACAATTTGTAAAGGATAAAATCATTCTTGCAAAACAAAAAGGTAAGAAAGTCTGGATCATTGCATCTCAAATGTGTCAACGTTCTTTCAGTATTCATGACATCAACGTTGTCCTTCTTTCTTATGACAACGGAGATGCAGGTGCAACAATGCAAAAAATTAGTCGTGCATTGACAAATGGTAACCGTGACAAAACTGGTTACATTATTTCTCTCTCGATTGATGGAAATCGAGATGATAAGATTGCACCTATGATTATGGATGCTGCACAACAAGTTGCAGAACATGAAGGAATTAGTCTTCCTGATGCACTTCGAAAGGTTATGAAAACATTTCCAATCTTTCAAATGGATGCTGATGGTTATGCAGTTAAACTACTTGCAGATGAGTATGCAAAAGAACTCTTTTCCAGTTCAAAAGGTATTCGTCTTGCAGTGAATAAAGAATCAATTTTGGCAATTGATCCTGACAGTGAAGTGTTTGACATTCTTTCTCAAGTTGAAACAGCACCAAGTACAACTAAACAAATTGTTGAGATTGTAAAAGGAAAAACTTTCACCTCTTCAACACAAAATCGCCAACTTTCCAAAAAAGAGAAAGATGAACTTCATTCATTCATCCAAAAGAATATCTTTAACATTCTTGACAATTTGGCAGTCACACTGCACTATCAAAAGATGATGCGTGATAAGATCACATATTCTGATCTGATTCAGATTCTAAACACAGAGAAAGACTCTAGTGGTATGATCGGTCTCAATGGCAATCAATTCTCTAAAATTGTTGAAGGTGGATACATTCAAAAAGGAATTCTTGAAACTTTCGTTGAAATGAACTGATGAACTACATCACATCCGAACAATTTAAGAAACACTTTACAGTCAAAGGTTCTACACTTGCACTAACTCCAAGTTCATCTCTGTGTGCTCGATCTGTTGGCCATTCCGTTTATTATCACTCTAATGATGAACATGTTGCCTACAAAAATAAAAGAAAGTATGATACGGTTCTAGTAGATATTCCTGATGGATTGAGGTATCCTGGATATAAAACAAGGCATGAATATGCTTGGTTGAAACTCGCATTGAGTTATGTAAAACAGCATGGAAATGTTTTTGTAAAATCATCTACAAAAATTCTACCTCAGATTCGACAGTTTACTCATCTTTTTGTTGAAGATATTTACTTTGAAGATAACTCAGTTTATCTTCAATGTTCTGTTGGAAACAATGGAAAAACAACAGTGAGGTATCCAACAGGAGAAAGTATTGAGTTTGATGCAAAGAACTCTATCCTTCCACAGAACTATAATCAAAAGCATATTGATTATGTAAGTCTTGTAGATTCTTCAAACGAAGATCATCAATATGATGAGAACATTTGTGTTGGAGGAAAACAACGTTACTTGTATTTTGATCTTTACCAGGAATCACTCACCAAAGGAACTTATGGTCTTTTGATTCAGAATAATTGTAAGAAACTTCAAGTATCTAAACTCGAAGATCAATCATGTAATAGTTCTGCAGATGTTTACATCTTTTCTTCAAAAGAAAAAAGAGATCATTACTTTGATGTTCTCACCAAACATGATATAATTAGGTTAGCAGATAATCTTGCCTGCGGTGGTGAGATGAATAAAAAAGTACAATCATATCTAATGACACCTCACATTTTCAACTATGCTATTTCAGGTTGACCATACAACAGCATCTGTCACAGATTTTTCTGTCAGAGAAGTTCCTTTTAATGTTGTAGCACCATTCATCGAAAAGTGGCATTATAGCCATAGTGCAAAAGGACAATCTCCTAAGAATTGTTTTGCACTGATGCACGAAGGTGAAATGATTGGTGCAATGATTTATGGTTTCTTTGCAATGAGAAACCAGTGGAAAAAGTATTCAATCTATGGAGTAGATGATGAGTTTGAGGTAATTGAACTTCGCAGGTTGGTTTGTATTGATGAAACTCCTAGAAATACTGAATCTTATTTTATCGGTCAGACAATCAAACATCTGAAAAAGAATACCAACTATAAGATTATTGTTTCATACGCAGATCCTCATCATGGCCATGCAGGAACTATCTACAAAGCAACTAACTTTTACCATGTTGGAATGACATCTCCTGGTAAAATTATTGACTATAATGGTAAGAGATACCATGATAAGTGTGTTCGAGACATTAACAAAGCACACCTAAGAAAGACTGGAGAAAGAATACCTGCACAATCTGCAGTTAGACTTATCAATGCTCTTGAAAGTGGAGAAGCAAAGATGGTAGAAACTCCCGGAAAACACATTTATGTGATGCCTTTGTGCAAGAAGTCAAAGAAATTGATTGTACAAAGTCTTGCTGAGTAGAATTGGGCCCTTAAAAGTGTACCAGTGGTGTAAGCACAACTCTCGAAATGGCAACTCGCGGCAGAATTGGTATCGAACTTTCTGATGGTTCTGTACTTTCAGCATATCATCATTGGGACTCGTATCCCGAATGGTTGGGTCGTATTCTGAAAACTCATTACAATTCCTATGAAAAAGCAGCAGAACTGATTGATGGTGGTGATATGAGTTCTGCTTGGACTAATGATCGTTGGTCTAATGATTTGCTAGATCGTCATAAGGAAGAATATGGTCCTCAATACTACTCTCAACGTGGTGAAGATTGTCCTCCTCGCCTTGATGAGAATAAGTATGACTATCTTGCTGAAGGTGAAGAGTTTGCCTATCTTTACACCTTAAATGGAGAATGGGTGTGCTATAATCGTAATGAGTTTGGTACTAAAATGCCCGAAGTCGTTGAAATCCCCTCTGGTGCTCTCTTTGTTTGACCTATGAAAACTTCTACTGCTATTGGTGTGATTGTTGGTGCTATTGTTCTTGTAACTGCCAGCATCTTATTTGAAGCATGGTTACTTGGACTGATTTTATCTTGGTTTAATGTATTCTTGACGTTCTGGCAGAATCTTGCTATTGTGGTTCTTGCTAATATGATTTTCAAAAACTCTGGGAGTTCTTCTAAGTGAATCGCAAGTACATTATCACTTTTGCATTAGGTTTTGCTGCCATTCTTGGTTGGAATGTCTTTTTAATCCAGCGTGATGAGAAACTCTATGATTCATACTATCGTGCAAAAGCGATAGAGAATCTTCAGAAACCACCATCTACAGAGATTCGGTGATTTACTTTCTAATTATCTCTGTGGGGTTTGCGTGGTTTTTTACCGTCTTATTCTCCAAACATTTCGATTATCTGGATAAAACAAATGATTCCTCAACGCCTTCGAGAACTGATTATGAACGCTGAACGTGAAAAAGTTGCCCGTGATTTTTGGGCAGAGATTGAGAAAGAAGCAGAAAAACTTGAAGTTACTGTTGATTATTATCTTGCGGAGTTTTACTGATGACATTTGCTTTGGGTATTCTTGTTGGTATTCTAGTTACAGTTGGAACAGCGATTGTCGTTGCTTCAGATGTTGACAAAGACGACAATCAATTCTAAACTTGAGAGGTAATTTACAAACACAAATGGCACAAAAGTTTCTTTATATCGTTGACCACTACGTTCCTTTTCCCTCCAGCGAATATGGTGGACTTTGGAATGTCGTCGCAGAACACGATGACGAATGTTTTGATTTGATTTCTGCGGAAGATGTTGGTAATTTTGATGAAAAATACTATGGCAATCTTCGTGAAAACATTCTGAACGCACGAAAGTTTGCTCTTGCCGAAGATGTAGAATCTGCTATTGTTGAGGAGTTTACGACCTGATTATGACACACCACGTTGCTCACATGGACAAAATGCTGTTTGATTTGAAACAGCAATACCAAGCACAAATCACACGTCTTCAGAATAAAATTAGTGATCAAGAGCAAGAGATTGCTAAACTCAAAACTTTGATTTCTCTTCTTTCTATTGAACGAGAATATGATTGCTGAGTTTCCACATAAAGCTCCAAAAGGATACAGTTATGAGTTTGAAGAGTTCAAGCGTGGTGTGGTCTCTATTTGGTTGCGTTGTCATCGTAAGTTTGATTACAATAATGGTGCCGCAACCAGAACTATTTGGGGATTTTACAAATCCAAAACAAGAGAATACTTTGCCCCAGTCAACAGTAAAACCATCGGTGCTTGTGTAAATATCAAGGATACGCGGAATTATACCGCAATGCCTCTCAAACTTAACCCTTTGGAAGCAGCATTTGTATGAGTTATGGGGCATCAACTTGTGTCTTGGCGGATTTTAGTTGTGTAAGTCCCCTTCATTATGCTATAATAAATACATATGTCTCGCCAAGGCACAAATGTATTACACTTACGCATATTTACGAGAAGATAAAACACCTTACTATATTGGTAAAGGAAAAGGAAATCGTCTTTATGTTAAAAAGAACAGAAAAGTTTTTCCACCATTAAATAAAAATCATATCATTTTTCTTAAAAAGAACCTATCAGAAGACGAAGCATTTAAGCACGAAATCTATATGATTTCTGTATTTGGTAGAAAAGATTTAGGAACTGGTATTCTTCATAATAGAACTGATGGAGGTGAAGGTATGAGTGGCAGTATTGTGAGTGAGGAACATAGGAAGAAAATTAGTAATGCAATGAAAGGAAAACCTGCTCACAATAAAGGTAAAAAATGTAGTGAGAACCATAAAAAAAGAGTAAGTGAAACACTTAAAATGATTGGTCATAAACCACCATCAACTAAAGGTGAAAATCTTAAAGAAGAGCATAAAGAAAAAATAAGTAGAGCAATGAAAGAAAACGGACATTTACCGCCACTACATAAAAATAAGAAGTGGTGGAATAATGGACAAACAAATAAAAGGAGTATAGAATGTCCAGGTAATCAATGGGTTCTTGGTAGGATAAAATTATATTAAAAGATTATGGACAATAACTACGAACCACAGGTCAACGATTATGTAGAATGGACCAAAGGTGTTGAGGGATGGGTTTACTTCAAGGACCAAGAATATATCACTATTGAGTATAATGTTCGTCCAAAAGATGAAATAAACCTTGAATGTTGTCCCATTCACAGAAATGAACGATTGCTTGTGATTTGTTATGCCAAACAATGGAAAGAATTAAAATACATCAAGTCGCGTCAATCAATCTATGAAGAAGAAGAAAACTGTCTGGAGGTTGCTTGCTAAAGCACTGGGAGAAAAAGCAAGTAAATGTGATGAAGAAGCAGATAAAATAGCACTCATTCGTTTGCTAATTACCGCACAAATTCTTATCACAAACTTCTTCATCATCTATGGTGTCATAAGAGTCAATCATTTTCCAATAGATAAGCAACAAAAAATTGATGTTGTAATTGATGCTTCAACTCTTCCAGATTATCAAACACCAGAACCAAGGAAGAGTAACAAATCCTTTGAGTTTGAATAAATACTCAAAAAACAAGAAAGATGCTGACATTTAGAGAGTTCTACGAAATCTGTGAAGGTAAGAAACCTGATACTCCTTCACATGCAGTTCCTGGGACTGTGAATAGAGATTCAAGTGGTACTCTAACTTATACTCTTCAGCGTTATGATGGACCAAAAGTTAAACCATCAAAGAAAGAGATTAAGAAACAAGTATTGGATAAAAGTGGTGGAAAGAAAGTAGAAAAACACGCAAAAAGAGTAGCAAAATCCATTAAAAAAATCAACTAACCTAAACTGGGCCCCTGAAACTGTACTAATAGTGTAAGCATGAACGATTCTATGGACTGCTTTGATGACATTCAAATTGAAGAATTGCAAAACTTTGATTTTGTTGAAAAAGATCTGATTGATCTCATCGAAGAAGAAAACGATTTTAATATGAACGAATACCTCAACAACAACTATGATTACTGATTATGACTCCCGACACTCTTGATTTTACTGGAAACGCTGTTACTTATCTTGGATTTGTAGGTGTAGTTTCTGCTTTTGTTATTATTGTAACCTCATTTCGTAGGTTCTTCAATTCTCCTTACAATGTTCGCGTGACACCTAAGCAAGTGTCCACTAAACTCACCACTGACTCCGAAACTCCTGTACCCTGAAAAAATGACTGACACTGTTAATGTGCTTCCTCACATCCGTGAAATGAAAGAAACTTGGCGTCGTCAAGATTTTAAGTTTACTCCTGCACAGGATGAAGAGTATGCAATTCTTCTTCAAGCTCGACGAGACCGGGTTAAGTGGTTTTATGAAACGAATCGTGTATGTAAGATTAGCAAATCTGCAATGGATAAACTGCGGGATTCTGAAGATAACTAAATACTGAGAAGAGTGTTTAGGTAACGATGAAATCATTTCAGGAGTTTATGATTCTTGCTGAAGCAGCCTATGACGCAAGCGTTATGGGTTCATCACAAATCCGTCGTGGTGGTGATGGCACTAAGATTGGAGCTGAGCGCAAGAAGACTGCTCCTGAAATGAGAAGAATGAGGTCAGTTAGGAATCCTCAAACTGGCAAAATTGAGAGAGTTCCTGTCTCTTACAAAGAAAGAAAGGACGTTGGTACCCAAAAACAAGCATCCACAAGAGTACAACAACCTGAAAAGGAAAGAGGTAGCAAAGAAGTTGCACAATCTTATGCAGAGAAGGTAAAAGCAGAAAGAAGAAAAGCAGCACAAGCAAGAATTGCTGCTAAGAAAGCAGGACAAAAACCTGAAGCAGCAAAACCAAAAGCAAAAGAAGCAGAGAAAGAAGCATCAAAGCTTCTCTCAAAGAAAGCACCAGCAAAGAAACCTTCTGGTGAAAAAGAAGATCACATGATTAAAGGTTCTCTACTTCCAAAAGGTGAAAAAAGACCTTATGCAAGAGATGAGAAAAAGAGAATTGTAAGAACTGGTAAGAGATTAGCAGCAGACTTGCAAAAAGGAAGAGACAGACCAGCAAGTCATTATCAATCATCACTCACGCCACCTAAGTAAAACTGGGCCCCTGAAAGTGTACCAGTAGTATAAGCACAACGAACGAAAGCAAAATGCTCTGGCAAGATCGCAACGGAACCTGGCACAGCACAGTTTCTCCCATTGACATCAAGATTAACAACGCAATCCTTGATGCAAAAGCAAACGGAACTTACGATGAATGGGATGACTCTAAAGGTTCTCTCTGGGATCAAATGTTCGGTGAGTTTTACGCTGATTGATTAAACCTTACCAGCACGCTCAGATTGACCTCTAAGCGTGCTATTCTTGTCTCTAGATACCAAACCACTGAAAACAATGAGTTACGTTCAAATCCCCGATTTTGTCTTTGATAGAATCATCAACTCTCTTGAGCGAGGTTATGATATTTGTCAAGGAGTTGATTACTCTTCCGATGAAATGGAGAAGTCTTCAGAGTATGCAACTGGTTACAGTCGTGCTACAATAGGAAGTGTACTTGAAGACTTGAAGCGATACAAATACATCAGTAACTGATACTGGGCCCCTGAAACTGTACTTATAGTATGAGCACCAATACGATGAACATTCAACTCCGTCCGCATCAAGAACGCGGTGTTGCTGCTATGCAACAGCATGATAAAGGTCAGATCATTGTGCCTACTGGTGGTGGCAAGACTCTGAAGATGATCTATGATGCTCTGCGCGAGTTGCAGTCTGAAACTCCACAGACTATTGTTGTAGTTGCTCCTCGCATCTTGCTTGCTGAGCAACTCTCTGCTGAGTTTCTTGAGTTTATCACTAATACTGAAGTAATGCACGTTCACAGTGGCGAAACTCATCACTTTAGCAGTACCAAACCTGCTGACATTGTTGTTCACACTGGTGCGTGTATTGCTGCAGGTAAGCATCAACTCATCTTCACAACTTACAACTCTCTGAATCGTCTGCAAGCAGCAGAGATTGAGGTTGATACGATTTACTTTGACGAGGCACATAATTCTGTTCAGCGACACTTTTTTCCTGCAACTGAGCACTTTGCTGCTAATGCACGTCGCTGCTACTTCTTTACTGCAACTCCCAAACATTCTCTGGCAGTTGGCAAACCAGGAATGAATGATGCTGCTGTTTATGGTCAGGTAATCTGCAAAGTTCCTGCTCCTGAACTTGTCGAAGGTGGTTACATTGTACCTCCTAAAGTTGTTGTCAAGCAACTGGATATGGTAACTGGTAAGCAGACCAACTTTGACCGCGATTCTGAGAATCTGCTGGAAACGATTGACGAGAACAAAGTCGGCAAGATTTTGATTTGTGCTAAGGCAACTAAGCAGATTGTCTCCTTGGTGTCTGAAACTGATTTCTGCTTCCAGTTGGAATGTCGCGGTTATTCTTGGATGTATATTACTGCTAAGACTGGCGCAGTTATTGATGGCAAGAAGGTCAATCGTGAGGTGTTCTTCGATACTCTAAGTGCATGGGGTAAGGATAACGACAAGAAGTTTGTAGTTCTTCACCACTCCATCCTGGCAGAAGGTATCAACGTCAGCGGTCTTGAAGCAGTATTGTTCCTCCGCAATATGGATTTCATTGGTATCTCTCAGACCATCGGCCGTTGCATCCGTTTGCATCACGATGATGCTAAAGGTATGCGAGATGGACGTATCGAACCTGGCAACCTGAGTCAGTATAGCAAATCGTTCGGTCTTGTGTGTATTCCTGTGTACAGCAAGGTTGGTATCACTACTGCTAAATCTGTGCAGTCGGTTGTTGACACTATCTTCCAGAAAGGAGAACCTGCCATCTCGGTGGTGAGGCGGTGAGTCTCACCCAAGACTCAAGTGGCCATCAGGTGTAAAAACCTGATTTTTCTGTAATTTCATGTCACAGGTGTCATAGGTCATCCGTCGCAATCAAATTCACGATTTATTGGAAAGTATAATGAAAGAAGGATTTATTATCGGCAAAGGTAATTATGCAGCAGTTCCGTTTGGCAATCAACTGATGATCATTCACAACGGACAGCAACTCAAAGTGTGTAGGACCGAAGCATCAGCAAGAAAGTTTATTGATGACCATAGAAAATCAAAAAGTCTTGCAGAGTTGCCACTTGATTGAACTGGGCCCCTGAAAGTGTACCAGTAGTATGATGACCAAGCAAATGCAGAACAAACATCTAGAACATCCTGAAGATTCTATCCTCACTGGCGATTTGTCTGTGTTGGATTGGTTTGTAACGCCTGGCAGTCTGTCTGTCAAGATTGATGGTGCTCCGGCTGTAGTTTTTGGTATCAATCCTGCGACTGGTAACTTCTTCGTAGGCACTAAAAGTGTCTTTAATAAAGTTAAAATCAAAATCAACGAATCACATCAGGATATTGATGCGAACCATGAAGGAAATGTGGCAAACATTCTTCACGCTTGCTTTGATTATTTGCCTCGCATCAATGGTATCCTTCAAGCAGACTTTATTGGGTTTGGTGGTAATACTGAATACAAACCAAATACTATCACCTACAAGTTTTCTGATGTAGTAGATGAAGAGATTATTCTTGCTCCTCATACTGTCTACATCGCAGAGAATGATTTGCGTGATGCTGTAGCGTATCCGATGAACTTTATCATCACCGATACTCCTTACTGTAAGTTTGTGAAACCTGATGCTTACATCGTGCATCAGCAAGAATCGTTCGCTGATGCAAAAGAAGTCTGTGCATTTGCTCGCCAAATGTCTACGATGTGTGAGTTTGTTTCTAACAAGGAAGCAGCAAAGATTACCAAGAAACTGAATGATTTTATTCGTGCAGGTGAGCAGATTACTGTAGACAATGTAAATGACTTTGATTGTGATCCTAACCTCATTCGTTTGTGGTGTCTGGTGAAATCTATTAAAGATGATTGTTTGTTCCTTTGTCGCAATGATGGTCCTGCTGCTTATATTGGATACAATCGTATTGACTCCGAAGGATATGTTATGACAAATGAGTTTGGTATGTTTAAGTTGGTGAATCGTGAATGTTTCTCATATTCTAACTTTAATCTTGCTAAAACTTGGTAACTGGGCCCCTGAAAGTGTGCCAGTAGTATGAGAAAGACACATCGCTTCCAAACATTCAAAGAGGCACTGAACTTTTTGATGAATGAGTTTCAAATGAGTAATCAACAAGCAACTCATTTCATTTGGGACAATCAGTTCACTTTGGGAACTGACCGTGCTATTTGGATCACTGAACCTACCAACTGATTATGACTACAACTACCTTTGCAGAGTATTCTGCACAGAAAGATGCACAAAGCACAATCTACCTTAACATTGTTAAGTATGGTTTGATGTTATGTGATGCTCTTGTGCACGATGCTCCTGATAATTACTTCTATGAACTGGATAGTTCTGGTCGTAAGTATCACAAAATCTGGATGCACATTGGCGATAGTCGTGATAGCATCCATGCTTTTATTGATAAACAAACTGGTTCAGTATTGAAACCTGCAAGTGTAAAAACACCTGCCAAGGGTGAGCGTTACAATCTCCTCTCTATTCCTTCTCGTGAGAAGTGTCTTGAGAACGCTGATTGGTCGGGTTCGTATTTGTACGCACGATGAATAAGAATCCATCACTCAATAATCAACAATCAGTCGAGTCTGGTTATCGTGTTCCAAAACCTATAAGTGCTGCTTCAACTGATAAATGGTTGGAATATATTAGAAAGTTTATGATAAATGAACCTATTATGGTTATTGACCTAAACACACTCAAACTTCGTCCATCAAAGTATCAATGACACCTGATAAGTTCAAACTAATCAATGCACTTGTGGCAGAGTATGAGTATCTTTGCCATGATGACTTCGATCCTGATGAAGATCCAACTCCTCAAGAATACCTTGAAATGTTGATAGAAATGTCCTATGATGAGTTGATTGAAGAGGCAAGTCTTGATGAAGAATACACTCTCGAAGATTACTTAGGAACTTGGTTATGAACTACGTTAACATAGCAACACTTGAGAATTGTCCTGAGTGTGGTGCTAATTGGGTTGATAAACTCATTCCTGAAGAACTCTGGGATCGCTATTCTCCTCCTTATTTCTATAGTCGTGTGATAGGAGTTGAGTTGCTTCATGAGGATCGAATCAACCACTGGCTTTGTCCTGATTGTAACCACAAGTTTCCCCGATGACTTACTCTAACCTCTCAAAGATTCGTCCTAAACTTCGTACAACTGGGCGTGTGTCTGGTAACTTTGGAAAGAGCAAAGTTCGTGCAGGTTCTTCACTCAATGAGATTGGTGGTGATGGTAACATAGGTGCCACACAAGATGATTATCTAAACCGTCTGTATTATGCTTTTGATAATACAACCGATCCTAAACTTCAACGCTTCATTTATTCTGAAATCCGCAAGATTCACATTCAAAGAGGTACTTGGTAATGGCAACTTATCGCGCTAAATGTTGGTTAGGTTCTTCATCTGGTTATCAAGAACTGGAAGTGCAATCTAGCACTCTCTATGGTGCAAAAGAGCAATTTCAGAGAATCTATGGTGCAGAGCAAGTATATAATATCCGCGAAGTTCGTGATAGTTCATCATCAGGATCTGGCATTGGTGATGTAAGTGGAACTGTAGGATTGATTGGATTAGTTGCTGCTGCCTGGGCATTTGTATCATTTACTCCATGGATTTTGATGGGTTTAGGTGGTGCTTTTGGTCTATGGGTTGGTGAGCAGGTAACAGGTCAAAGTGTTGAAGAATATACATCAAGAGATGATGATAAAGGTCACGCAAAGGCAGCAATCGTTCTTGCACTGACGTTACTTGCTGGTGGATTTGGTTTTGTCAAAGGTGATGAAATTAAGAAAGGATTTGATGCTCCTGATGCACCTGCACAAGTGAAGTCTGCCAAGTAACTTAACTGGGCCACTGAAAGTGTACCAGTAGTATAACCACTGTTTGTTTAATATGTTTGTTTCTTGGTCTTGTGCTCCTAAGTCTAATCCTGAGGATCGCGAGTTCTTTACAAGTGAAGATCACGCTGTTGATGTTGCTTTTGATTGGAGTGTAGACCTTCACGGTGAACCTATCATTGTTTTTCGTAATGATACTCAATGGATGGAAGTTACTGCCTGATAAGAACTGGGCCACTGAAAGTGTATCAGTAGTATGAACAACACTAACATCGTCTCCGAAATCTACTCCTACCACACCGATTGGAAGGAAGGTAAAGTCAACCAGATGTGGATTGAGCAGTTTGGTGATGAATACAAAGGTTATTCTTACGTCGCTGTTGCACACAATCCTCGCAATGGTAAGACGATGGAGATGTCCAAACCCCGCACATCTTACCAAGAGACTCTCAAATGGGTTCGCGGTTGGTGTGGAACTTTCTGCACACTTCCTGCCTGATTTTTTACACTCAACTCAACAAAAACTGATTATGACTAAAGAGCAGAAAACAGATTACATCATCACCACGATTGAGGCACTTAAGCAACTCATTCCGAAAGATAGTGATGATTGCCAACTGCATCAACTTTCAGCAAGGGCAAACTTAGCACTTTCTTTTCTCACTGAACTTAACTAAGATGACTACTGATTTACTCAAACTCCATAAACTTTACATCCAACATGTTCCGTACACTTTCCGAACTTCGTGATAGCATCAACAGCATGATTGATGCTCAAGGTGAGAACGCTCCTTGTGCTGCTTTTGTATTCACTCAACACGATGTGTTTGAGTATAACGAAGACACAAATCAGGATGATTATTTCCCATCTCTCTTCACTCAAGATGTGCTCGCTGATGTAGGAGGTTCTTCCTACATTTACGAACAGGTTGGTGAGATGATTGATGATGCAATCAGTCTTCGTAAGAAACTCCCACTCTACGCTAACTGATTATGAAAAACTATCGAGTTTGTGTTGAAACCTACGACGGATGTGTGACGATTTGGTATGAGAAATCCAAAGCAAAGTTTGCGGACAAACTAATACTCAATCGTGTCTACAATCAACTCTGTGGACTAAACATCAAAGAAATCTCTGTTAATCCTTCTGTTTGAATCATGACTGACAAAGCACAACTTTTCAAGTTTCTGTATGAAAAGTGCCAAGAAGATAACGACCTTCTAGCAGACATTCTCGATTCGTATGTGTACTCTTTGAGTGATAGCAAACTAGACGAACTTGAGGACTTTCTTGTAAACAATTTTGGAGACGATTGATGTCTGAGTTTATCACAATCTCTTTCGGTGCTTCTGAAGATGTAGCACGTCTTGGTTGGTGGAATCAAAAAGAACGATTCGACAATCTCGATGAGGCAAAGCAGTGTGGACGTAGGCAACTCTCAAAAACCGGAACTTTCGGTTATGTTGTAATCGAAGAAGGTGAGGATTTCTGGGAAGTTGTTGATGAGTTGGGTGCTCCATCTTCCAAGGTTTCGATAACTGCAAAACGCTTCACCTATTCGGTTCAACCTGCTCAAGAACTTTCATTCGTTTGATTCATTATGAAGTACATTGTTGATTTATATGTTGGTGGCAAAGTCTTCAAGGAAGAAGTACAAGCAACCAACCCAAAAGATGCACGGGAAACTGCACTGGCAAGGAATCCTAAGGCAAAGGTTGTTGGTGTCAACGCAAGTTTTCGATGATAGTAACTTGGATCGTCCAAAGTGTCCTAGTAGTATGACTAACACCTTCACCGTCCGTTTCGAATCACCTTCACTCGATTCTCCCGAGTATATTGGACCTTTCTACTCCGAAGATGATGCCCAAGATTATTGCGATGCCCGCAACGGTTCGCTATCTCTAAGCGG